CAGCACCTGCACTACCAGATAACCATAAAGCTCCTGTTACTGAAGGTTCTGTTGTTGGTAAACCTACTAATGAAGAACTTCCAAAAGCACTTATATTTCCACTTGCACTAATATTTCCGCTTGCACTTATATTTCCTGTAGCTGTTATATTTGTTACTGTTGTTATATTACCACTTATAGATAATTCACTTAAAGTACCTACTCTTGTTATGTTTGGTTGAGTTGCTGTTGATAAAGTACCTGCTAATGATCCAAAAGAACCCGAGCCAAATAAAGAATGAACTCCTCCTGTAAATGAACCTGTTCCACTTGAACTAATATCACCTGATGCTGTTATAGGGCCTAAAATATCTATACTACCTGTGTTTTCAGTATCCATTACTACAGGAGTATCTATTAAATCAACATAATTTGCTCCTGTTGGTATGTCTCCTGTTTCAAAATATCCTTTTAACGTTGTTCTATTTTGTTTTGCCATTATATTATCTTATTTGTTGTTGTCCTATTCTATCGTAACCTATACCTGCTCCTCCATCTCCTACTTTATTTATAGGTTGTCTTTTTCTATCATTTTGAATATCATTTCCTCTAGTATTTTCTACAAAAGAAGTAGTATTATGTACTGATTTTGTAAATGTTTTTTTAGAGTATTGTTTTAATAAAGCACCCATAGCATCAGGAATAATATATCCTTGTAATGTCATTTCAAAATTAGTTTTTACCATTCTATTTTTACCTTGTGATATTTCTGTATTGTTTGCAAATGAATCTATTCTTGCATTAAACTTAAATCTTTCAGGATCACCCCAATAAGAATCTGAAGCATAATTTACAGCTTCTACTATTTTATTATTTTGAGCAATAAAGTCGGTCCAAATAATAAATGAATATTTTAATTTAACATAATCAGGTATCACTACATTATACATTTCTTTTTGAGGCACTCTACCTTGTAATACTGAAAAATTATCGTACTGATTTCTTTTTGAATATTGTTTTTGAAAAGAATAATATAATTGAGGATTATTAGCATCCATTTTATTACCTAAATCTCTTCTTTTTTCAATACTATTTCTTTTAAACATAATAAGAGGTGTCTGTATCTTACCATTTTTATCTCTAAAATACCCATCTCGTTGAACTCCTTTCCATCTTTCAGGGGAACCATAAATTAAAGGAGCTTTAATTCTTTCTCCGTTTAATACAACAGAAGGTTGTATTACATTATCAAAATAATATTGTATAGCTTCATCATGATCTTGTATTCCAATTGTTACATCTTTTACATCATCATCATCTCTACGAGTAACATTAGCTCTATTAACTTTATCTTTTAAAAGTCCTGGGGGTTTAGTATCAGGAACTAGTCCTTCTATAGGAAAATCAATTTCTTCTAATTTAGAAGATTCTCTAGCGTAATTATTTCTTCCCTTTGCTTTATCAGATAATGAATCTAAATCATAAGCAGGGGCTGATAAATTTTTTCTTAAAAGCTCATTTTGTCTTTGTGGTATGGGTCTTTTAAAATCTGTCATTATCCAAGTAAGTTAGCTGTTCCATCAGTTATTTTAGTTGTAGAAGGATATTTTCCACCTCTTAAAGGTATTAAATTTAATTTTTCTACTGTTGATAGATGACCTGTTAGTATTATTGAATGGCTATTACCAAAATCAGTTGCACCTGTAGATATAGCATAGTCTGGGTCTTTACCTAGTATTAGTTGATTTTCTACTCTAGTATCAATTTCATAAAAATTATTTTTAAATAATAATATATCTCCTACTTCAGGTACTAAATTTATATCTTTAAGTTCTTTTTTTAAAAAACGAAAATCAATGTTTTGATCCACATCAGATCCAAAATCATCAGCCGACCATGCTTGGTCTTCTTTCTTCATTAAACACGCGATTCTTACGGGTTCATAAAATACTTTACCTGTAGATTCACCATAAACATTAGATGTTGTACGTTCAAGAACAAATTTATAATATCCAACTTCTGTTTGAATAATATCATTAATAAGTTCTTTACTTACTGTATTAAAAAGTGATATGTCTCGTGATCCTCCAAATAAACTCATTATATTCTTTTTAATGTTTCTGGTCTAAATTTTACATTTTTTAATCCATTTATTCTCATATCTGATGTTTTTATATCAGAAGTTAACATATCATTTTTAAATTTTTCTAAATCTTGTTTAGGATCTGTTCTTGAAACAAATTTCATTTTTATTCTTGTATATTCTGTATCTTTCTTTTGAATGTATTCTTCAGGTGTAATATTATTTACAATTGTTACTTTTTCTAAACCCCTAATTTGATCTAGTATATTAGTAATTCCTGCATTCCTATCAGACATAAGAGATGCTTGTACTTGATAAGTATTCATTACTTCAGATAATATGTTTTTTAATTTTATCATTATGCTATATAAATTGGGTAGGGTACTTTATAAAATGTTTTTTGAGTTAATTCTGCTTCTTTTTCTTGTCTTTCTAATTGTTTAACCCTTGTTGTTTCATCTAATAATCTTTGTAATTCTTCAATTAATTTTAATTTTTCCTCCTTAGCTTCTGCTAATAATCTAGCATGGTCTAAAGTTGTTGTATCTCCCGGAATAGGAACAGATTGATATTTACCTCTTACACTTCCTAACATTTCTTTAGCTAAAGCTAAAGCATATCTCCTAATCCACTGTTTACCAGGTTCATTAATATGAAGGTATGTAGGGTTAGTATAAGGTACATTTGATACATCTGTGATTAAATTTGTTGATGGGTCTTTAACAGGAGCATTTGCTACTGATTGTTTAACATATTCATACCAAAGTGTATAATTTCTAGTAGGAATTGGGAATAATTTTAAATATCTATTATCTACTATATCAAAATGGTATGCTGATTTTCTTATTTGATCATTTAATTCAATTGCTTGAATTTTTAAAACATCAAAATATAAAGGCATTAACATGAAGTTTACACCTGGTGAATAATTACCAAATCCAAAGGTTTGCATTAATGATTGAATTCCTGTACCTGTACCTGCGTATGGGTCAAAATATCTATTAATTGCTGCTGGTTGATAATGATATATTCTTTTCATATAAACTGATTCAGAACCTGCTGTTGTTACAGCATGAAGTGTAGATCCTGTATCTGTTAATAGATCATATTTTTGTTGACCAGCTAATACTGTTAAAGAGCCTGATTCTAATTTATAATCTCCTCCACTTCCATCTGCTTCGTTTCCATATTGTTCTGCTATATTTACAGTTCCTCCTAAATTAGGAGTAATTAATTGATTATTATAATTTGAACCTGTAGTATTGCCTTCTAATGTGTGAAAATTATTAATTATTTGAAAATTGTATAATTGAGCTCCATACTCATTTATAGCTTCTTCAAAACATGCATAAAAGTTTACATCTTGTAATTCTATATCTACAAGAGGGTATCCTAATCTTTTAGCACACCAATCTGAAATATTATCAGCATCTGTTATAAAAGAAGCATCAGTATCATAGAATGCAAAAGGTGTTGGATTAGTAACTGTTGCAAAAGATGATGATCCGGGCCATATTGGGATTTCTGCCATTTTTAGTTTAATTAGGTTGTTCCCCTATAAATATGAAAAGATTATAGAAAATTTACATTCCGTTTAATAACTGAAATACTTCATCTATTGCTTCATGGCGGTGGTTATCTTCTAATACTCTTTTATAAACATATTGAGAGTCTTTAATTTTAGGTAAATCCACTATTGCAGAATAATTTGAGTCTTTTAAATCAATTTGTTGATTATCTCCACAAAATATCATTGTTGAATTTTTTCCTAATCTACCTAAAGCCATTCTAAATTGTGAACGAGTTAAATTTTGAAATTCATCAACTATTACTAATGAATTTTCAAATGTTCTACCTCTAAAATGTGCTAAAGAAACTAATTCAATTGATTCTTCTTTTTCCATTTTATCTAATATAAGAGGTTTATTATAAATTTTACGCATATTAGAACGAATAGGTACTAACCAAGGTTCCATTTTTTCTTTTTCAGAGCCAGGTAGAAAACCATTGTCTTCAGTTGATACTGTAGGTCTCGTTATTATGATTTTATTTATTTGTCTTTTAAAGAATAAATCTAATGCAATTTGACATGCTAATAATGTTTTACCACTACCTGCTTTACCAACTATAAAGTTGTAAGGATGGTGTAAAATTGCCTGTTTTGCTGATTTTTGTTCTTCTGAAAGTGAAAGTGAAAATCTAACCGAGCCTTTTGGGGGCTTTTTTGCCGTGTTTTGTTTAGCCATATATTATAACATTTGATAATACATATAAAAAAAAAAGAGTCGCTGTTGCGACTCTTCTTTAAGATTTAATAAATGTTAATTATTAAGCTGCTACTACTGGTAATTCAGCTCCAAACCATTCTGCTGTATCCATTTTAATACATAAAAGAATTGTGTCTGCTGCAATTGTAATTGCTGCATTATCTGACGCTGGGTTGACTGCATCTCCTGAACCTGGATAAATCTCTAGAGTTTTGTTAGATAGATTAT